TTAGTTTGCTGTGGCATAATTTCTAAAACTGCAAGATGACTTTGATATCTTCTTTTTGATTTGATGACCTTGTTATTGAAGGTCTATTATCAACATAAATTATATTTCCTGAGTGCTTTTCCACTTCAGGATTAGCAACACCCTCAACAAAATTTTGGCCAAGAAAATATTTTCTATTATTTATTGTAGTAGTTACACCAGTAAAAGATGTATCTATTCCAAGTCCGCTTACATTAGGAGATTCAATAATTATTGAACCACCATCACCCGGATTTGCGGTAAATGAATTACGATTAAAACCATAAAGTGGATTTGCATTCAATGTGCCATTACTATTAAAACCAACTAGTGTTCTATCCTGCCAATATTTTAAAACACCGGTGTTTTTATCATAAGAAACTACTCTCCCAAATGCAGTTGAACCTAATCCAACTGTCTGAGTGAAGTAAGAATTTTCTGGAAAATTTGCAGAACTATATCCAACTCCAACCAATTTAAGAGCTGATAAAGCACTAGCTTTGCTTAGTACTAAAGCATCCTCAGAATTAAATGATAATGGATTTTCTACAATTCCAACTCTTGCTATTTTATTTCCAGTAATAAAATCTGGGTTTTCCACATCATTCTCAATTCTTGAGTAAATTAATACCCTATAAGCTCCCAACTCTCTATAGATGTCATATCCATGACCTCTCTGCGGTGGTATAATAACTTTAAAAGATGGGGAAGATGAACCAGAAGGAACTCCACCAGCATCTAAATCAACAGTTCCATATGTATATCCCGACCCACCACTAGTTACAATTGCAGATTCTACTACAGAATCGCTGTTAACAACTATAGTACACTCTGCACCAGAACCATCCCCATATATTGGAACATTTGTGTATGTTCTATTTGCAGTTCCAATACCAATACCCCTATCCAAAACTCTTATGATTTTAATCTGCCCCCCATTTATTGCATTATCCCTTATTGGAGCATAGTCTGAGTTTGTTTCCCAATCAATAGGAACAGGAATAAAATTAGTAGAATCAAATTTTATCAATTCACTTGGTTTAATAGTATATAAGTATTTCCAAATATAACCGTCTTCACTATCTCCTGCAGGTCTAGGTTCCAAATCTGTAAACCTTGGTTCATCTAAAGAAGGTCTCCCCGATGGATTTTCCGGATCAATACCATTATACAAGCAAATATAAACTCTAAAATCGCTATTTACAACGTAAAAGTTGGAAGAATATAAACTTGTGGAATTTGATGGGATTGCTAAATTAGTTCTACTAATATCATTGCTATACATATCATATGTGGTTCCAGTCGTCCAAATATTCTTTCTAACTACCTGCCTAACATCGCCGCTTGAAATTCTTTTCAATGCAATCATTGTATCCCAGTAGGAATTTTCATCATCAAAATTGTCTTTTGGTGCAGGAGGTAATGAGTCCCAATTGGGATCATAATCTGTTGCGTTTGTCAGGCCAACAAAGGTATAATAGTTATTTGTAGTTGATGTTGCTGCCGAAACAAAGTTTTTGGCATTTAATATTCTAAGTTGATCAGTTATAATCGCAGACATTTTTTGTCATTTTTTTATCTATTTATAGTTGTTTTTATAAAGTTGTTGAGTAACCAATATAACTTAGTGGATTTAGTCTTTGTACCAGAGTTGATGTAGTTAATCCAGAAATACCATTAGTATTGTAAGAATTAAAGTTCGATGGATTTTTTCTAATAAAATTACTCAATCTGCCCCAACTAAACTCCCCATAAAAACCACTGTATCCATAACCAACCAAACCATTATAATCTAAAACACTTACAACAACTCTGGTCACATCTGTTATTCCAATTCCAAGCACGCTAGTTTGTGCTATAGAAACATTAGATGCTTTATAAACATTATCAAGACATGAAGTTCCAACTCCAACAATATTATTTGTAGAATCTAAAGATGTTAGGCCAAATCCAATATTTGAGTTAAAAATTGTAAAGTAATAATCTGTTTTTATACCACTAATACCTGTAGTTGCAATTCCAACATTGATATTGGTATTTCTCAAATAAGAATCTGTTGGAATAAACAAGTCAAAAACTATACCAGTAGATGCTACTCCAACGGATGTTGTTGAAACTCCAACAACTATTCCAAAATCTCCTTCATAATCAACATCTATAATTTCCTCCACAATAGCCTTTGGATATTCAATTAAAACTTGTGGAGGACTTGAAGTTGTATATCCAGATCCTGGATTTGTAATCGTAAGTGAGGTAACAATTCCCGAAGAAATAGAAGCAATGGCAATAGATGTTGATCCAACTCCAACAGGATTGCTAATTTTGACGACTGGATTAGTTGCAAATCCTATTCCACCTTCAACCAAATTCAGAGAAGAAATTGTGCCCGATGTGGAAACATTAGCAGTTGCGTATGAACCTTCCAGAGGATCTTGTGATATCAAGATAATTTCTGATTTGAGTTTTTGACTAGTATTTTCTCTAAAATCATCAAAGAATATTTTGACACTCTGGACAAAAATTTCAGTTGAAGCAGATCCGACATTTTGTATAATATTTGTTGCAGGTTGAATTGATGGTTCATATATTTCTCTATCTTTACCAATTTCCTGTCCGCTTATTATCAAGTCCTCTGTTTGCCTGCACCAAAGTAGTGGTCTTAATATAGTTTCATCTTCAAATAATCCTGCACCAGTATATGGATTTGTTGTTAAAAGATCAGAGGCTATAATATCTGTAATTAACCTATTATTTTGGTTTTGCTCTGCAAGATCACTAGTTACTCTAACAAGATCTCCAATCTTAATAGTCTGCAAAACATCTTCACTTAAAACATCAACGTTACCAGTTCCTTTATAGAATAGTATTTTGCAAGTATCGCCAACATTTGGAGCATCTGAGAAAGTAAAAGTACTTCCTCCATTAAATGTATAAGAAATATCTGGCACTTGTAATATATCATTCAAAAATATTAATAGTGTGTACTGGGTCTCGACATTTGATCCTGTTCTAGACCTAATTGATGATTGAACTCCATTAATTTTTATTGGGAAATTTCTCCTTACACCATCAAATAGATTTTCAATTTTATCAATAACTTGAAGATCGCCTATTGACCATCCGTAGAAAATATCAGAGAATATTTCGTCTACAGTTAATTCAAAATTAATAAATGGTTTTGACGCATCAGTTGGTATTCCAGTTAATCCACCGGTAGGTACTGTCAAAATTTGTGAGTTATTGTATCCATATCCTAAGTTTTCCAATTCAAAATCAATTACACTAGAATTTTGTCCAACTACAATATTAACAGTTGCTTCGGTTCCCAATCCAGAAGATCCAGAAGAATATATTAGTGGAATATTATCATAACTATTTGGACTATCAAAAACAACTATTGGGGGATTTGATGATGTATATCCAGAACCTGGATTTGTAATATTAATATTTGATGAAAGGTTGCCAGTTCCTGGAATTACTGTTGCAAATCCAATAAATTCATAATTTAATATTCCGTTGCTAGATGTTTTGACGCCAACATCAACTAATCCTACATAAGGAGAGTTTAGTGTTACCAAAACAGACTTTTCGGATTCTATAGATTGGGAAATAGTGCTTCCTGCTCCTATTAAAACGTAACTGTTTCCAATTCCCAAAATAGGAACATTTTGTGACCCTATTCCTATAGAATTTGAACTAGAATATGCCAATTTCTCAAAAATTCCATTTTGATTGTCTATGTAAATGATTGTGCTTCCAGAACTAATGGTTGAAGAAGTTTTTGTAATTATTTCATATTTTTCTAGAGATCTATAACCAGAACCAGAATATCCAACACTAATATTAGAAATAGTTCCTGCACTAGAAACTATAGAAGTTCCACCGGCAGAAATTAATGGTTGATATCCAAATCCTGTTGTTGATGCTACAGAAACTATAACACCACCTCTAGGAATATTTGAATTATTAATATCGTAAGACACAGATGATATTCCACCAATAAATTCTATTGTGCTAATACCCGCATTCTCAGATATTTCATAATTTCCAATAATACTTACAGAACCTTCTCTTTTTGGCTCTTGGAATACATTATTAATTAAAACAATTGCATTGCTAGTGGAAATGCCCGTAACATCTTGTCCAGAAGACTTTAGAACGAATTCTTTCGTAATTCCATCAAATTGATCGGATAAACTATCTAAAACATAGTTAGTAGAATATGTGTCTACGAATACACCCGAGGTTGTATTGATACCGGATCTCAAAAATACTCTTCCACTAAAAGTAGACCTTGTTGTAATACCAATATAATCTCTCTGATCAGGCCTATTTGTTTCGTCGCTTGTTGGCGTGCTTCCGTATGGAGCAGCTGCAAAATTAATTGTGTTGTTTACTATATTATAGTTTCCTAATACTTTTGTAACTGTACTTCCTATAGAGTGACTTTCCGCACTTGTTCCAACAAAACCACGATCAACTTGCAGAGAATTTGTTGACCCAACTCCAACAGAGTTTACTCTAATAATTTCATCATTTATCTTCAACAAATCTCCACTAAAAATGGAATTTATGTCAGAGATTGTTATTTGCTCTTCAATTGATGAAGAACCAGATGCTAAAGTTGTGGTTACTGCAGTTGAAACTATAGGTGATTGAATATGGTTATCTATTGTTATTAGACATCTTGCATTTTGTCTTGTTGAAGTAAATGTATGTATTCCAACACCAACAGAATTAATAATCAACGGTTCTGGAACTGGTTTGAGGCTATTTTCCGGAGATGATGCAAGTCTGATGCTTACATCATTTAATTTTATAACATAAAGAGTCGATGGCAATTTATCTGTTAAACCAATACCGGGTATTGATGTTGTTTCTATTCCAACAGGATCACCTTGGCCAAAATCATATTTAATTTCTTCACCTCCTACATAAAAATTATTTGTAATTTTAATTCTATTATTTTCAATACTGACGATATTTGGGTCTGCGGATTGGAATGATCTTTGGAAGATTGGTACTCCTCTATGAAGTAGGTCAAATGATTTTCTAATAGAATTTGAAATACCATCAAATTCTGAAAAGTCAGATTCAATATTTGCATTTGTTAGATTCAAGGATGTAAAATCATTACCAGTATCAACTACTCGTAATGCATTTCTATAAATTTTCACATTCATAGAAGCATCAGCAATTGGTGTGAAGTTTAATGTAGTTCCGGAAATTACATCATAATTTGCACCAAAAGTTCCCAAACCAGAAGAAGATACTATTCCTCCAAACTCAGAAATATATGCATTTGACCCATCATTAATAACTACAATTTCTGATGCTTGATAATCTCCATTTGTAACATCCTCAACAGATACAATATAATATGAACTTTCATAATCCGTAGAGAATGTCGATATTCCTATTTGTGTTGGCGATGGTGAGGAGGATATTGCTACAAAATTAGAACTTATTTCGCAAGTATTAAATTCCAATGAAGAAGTAGTAATTCCAACATTAGTGCTTGCAATAGAAACTCTTAAAGTATTAACAACATATGTTGTTGCCAAACTTACATTTGGTGTAAAATCTAGATTTATGGTTGACCCAGATATATAAGCACTATAGGTTCCTATTCCTCCTGTAGAATATCCAACTCTTGATGCATTTGAAAGTTGTCCATATTCCAAAATACTGACGTTATTGCCATCACTTAATAAAGTTATTTCTTCAAATTGATAATAAGTTTCGTCGGAAGATGAAAACTGAACTAAAACTTTTGATGTGGAATATGTTGAGCCAATACCGACAATATTTGTTTGAGAAGAAGTTCCTGCAGGAATTATTGTTGTAGAAGATCTCAAATCTACCAAATTTCCTACAGATGTACTTCCAATGCCAGTATTGTCATCTTTTATTCCATATGATATGACATTAATAGTATAATCATCTGATGTAAAATTATTTGGAAAATATCTTAATGTTCCCTCAACACTAAAAATAGAAAAATCAAATGATCCCAAATCACTGCCAGTATTAAGACTTGAGTATTCATTCAGGAATACTTCATTGTTATCATGTATTAATGTAACCAATGAAGACTCTCTCAACTCCGTAGAGTTTTTATCTTTAACATAAGTTATATATTTTTTCGATCTAAAATTAGTTAATCTAAATGTATCTACAATTGAAAAAATTTGAGATGACTGTTCGCTAGAGAATCTATTGCCAATGTCATCTATAGAAAGAACTCTATTTCCAATTGATATAAATTCATCTTGTAAAGAACGGGAATTAAAAATTAATTC